AATGGAGAGACTTATATTTATCATCTGCATCATTATATATTGATGGAACTCAAGTAATTTCATCAAACGCAACAGAATTAATATTTACAACCGACACCGGTCAAGGAATTAAATTTAATGAATTAGGTACTGATAATATTACATTACAAACTGTAGACGGAGATATTGAATTAAAATCTTCTGGTGGTGGTGATGTATTATTAGACCCAACTACTGGTATAATTTCTGTAAAAGGAAATGTTAGCATGCAAGATGGTACTGCTAAATTTTTAAGTTCAGGTGGAACTAATATAGTATTTGGAAACAATTTAGTAATAACTGGTTCTATTACTACTACTGGAGCTATAAACGGATTAACTTTATCAACAGGAATCGTTTCAAGTTCAGCACAAATAACATACGCAAGTATCTCATCTATTCCAGCAGGTATAGTAAGTGGTTCAACACAAGTAACACCATTATTACCAACAGGTACAGTAAGTGGTTCATCACAAATTGCATACGCAGATATCTCTTCAATCCCATCGGGTATAGTAAGTGGTTCATCTCAAATTACTGCAGGTTCTACTACAAATTTTGCAACTGATGTAAAAACTCAATTAAACTCAAATACAGTAGTTAGTGGTTCATCTCAAATTACATACGCAAGTATCTCATCTATCCCAGCAGGAATAGTAAGTGGCTCATCTCAAGTAAGTTTAGGTTCTGCTAGTGGAAATATCGCATTGGCAACTCAAACAACCGGTGATTATGTTGCAAGTTTAGTAGCATCAACGGGTGTTACAATCACAAATAATAGTGGTGAAAATGCAACCCCATCAATCGCAATCGGTCAAGCAGTAGCAACTTCATCAAATGTTCAATTTAACTCATTGGGTATCGGTATGGCAGCATCCGCTACTGCAGGTAGAATTGATGCAACAAATGACGTAGTTGCATTCTCATCTTCAGATATTCGTTTCAAAGAAAACATTACTCCAATCGAAAACGCATTGGATAAGATTTCTAAGATTAGTGGTAACACTTATGATTGGAAAGCTGAAAACAAAGCTGAACACGGATACGAAGGAAACGATGTGGGTGTAATCGCACAAGAAATTGAAGCAGTATTACCTCAATTAGTTCAAACAAGAGAAAGTGGTTTCAAAGCAGTTAAATACGATAAATTGGTAGCATTATTAATTGAAGGTATCAAAGAACAACAAACACAAATTCATTCTTTAACAATCGAAATCGAAAAGTTAAAAGAAGCAAAAGGTTTATAATAAATGTATGATGTATATTACACCACCGCTGGAGGACCCTGGTTCAACAGTGGTGCTGATATATGGGTAACTAATTGGATAAAAGAAGTGGCTCCTAACTTAGAAGTTAAGCCACTTCTTATTTTCCATAGACACAAACCTATAAATTACGAAGAATTTCCAATTGATATTGACCATGTTTGGGAAACCAACGAAGATAAAATTATTGAAATCTTTGAAGGTGCAAGACGCATACATATATTACATGGACATTACACCCCAACCAAAGCAGTTCATCAAAATTTAGAAAAGATTGATTCAATTGTTTTCCATAATTTAACCAAAGTGTCTTTAATGGCACAGATGGGAAAAGAAGAATATCTACATTGGTACGGAAATTGGGAATATGAAAACGAATTAATTGATAAAATTAAAAATAAAGTTTGGGTAGGATTGTATCATTTTCCATATGAAACGGAAAATTTACATCATATTCCAAATAATTATACATTCACACAAAATAAAGAACTTTCAACATCAGTAGAATTAGGATATGCAGCAAGAGTTGAAGGTAGAAAAAATGTTGAATACATGGATGGGTTAGGTGGATTCATTTCTACTAATTCAGAAACATTCAACAAATATTATAAAAAGAAATATGGATACAAATTTGAAAAAGCAAAAATTTACAAGTTTGATTACAAATATAAAGAAAGGTTCTATGGACTTGATTGGGGAATATCTCATTCTTGCTTTCAATATGAACCATTTGGATATGGAATATTTGAAGCAGTCGATTGGGGTAAATTACCAATATTACATGAAACATGGCATGTTCCACTTGACTATAAGTACAAAGCGATTGATGAGGAAACATTTAAAAAAACCTACGAAACAATTTGTCAGGATGATTACGAAACCCGTAAAGTAGAATTTGAAAAACTTAAAAATTGGATGATTAAAAACTTTTCCAATAAAGATGAGTGGAAAGAAAAACTTTTAGATATTTATAACGGAGAATAACACTTTATACTATGGCAAGAACAAATTTATCATTAGGTAATTTATATAGAGCAACAGTGGGTTCGGAAAGAACTACACAAGCTTCGTCTTTAAATGCAAGAAACGCATCGGCGGGAACTGCAGCATCAATGTTAGCATTCGCAGTTGATTCTATAACAATAAATCAACCAACTTTTACATACATAGTAGAAAGCACATCAGAAAATGCAACTTTTTCATTTGGTTCAGCCGGTTCTTTACATGGAACTAGAGTTGGAAGTGTAGCAGCAAACTATACAGTATCATTTAATAATGCTAACTTTACAGTAGGTTCTCCAACATTAGGAGCATCTCCATCGTTTCCAATTACACCCGCAGCAATAAACGCATCAAACTATTCCGAAGCTCAATCTACTTTGTCAATGACATATGCAGATGGATACAATTTGGCAGCAACAAATTATAATAGTACATCTACAAAAATATTATACGCAGTAGATGTTTATAATACAATTAACCAACCTGACTTTTGTCTATTGTTTGGTACACAAATAGAATTGGCAAATGGTACAATGGTAAATGTTGAAGATTTGAATGTTGGAGATGAAATTAAATCTTGGGTACCTGCAGGATTGCCTGATGAAAATTTAGACCCTGAGAGTGACCAAATTGAATGGAGATTTTATCATTCGGATACTTTGGAAGGTTCTGCACAAAATGTAACAGTTACAGATTTAACTTTCAACTTTGCAGAAGGATATTTTTCACTTAATAATGGTTTAATTAAAGCAACCGAAACTCACCCTTTATATGTTTGGGATAATGAGATTGGTAAATATAAGTTTAAGAATGTAGGTGAAATTTTACCTGGAGATAAATTAGTAATGCAAGATGAAACTGAAGTAGAAGTTACTAATATCGAAATCGTAACAGATGATGTTGAAATTGTAACTGTAAATGTTGAAAATGCCGATGTATATATTTCAAATGGTTTAATTTCACATAACAAAGGAACAACCACACAACCTTCTATACCTGCAAGTGGATTAAGATTATATGTTGACCCATCAAAAGCATCATCAACGGCAGGTACTGCAACGGCAGACTGGTTAGACCTTTCGGGTTATAATACCGGTGTAAGACCTGCAGGTGTTGCAAACGCAGCAAGTATTACTGGAGGTAACCCATCGTATAATGCAGGAGCAAGTAGAAAGGAAAAATATTGGGCAGGAAATGGTACAAACCAATTTTGGTACAAAGATACTACTACAAATATCAATGGTGGCATTTCCCAATTCAATACCAATACTGGTACAATTCATATGTGGATTAGACCTACAACAACATTAGGTGTAGGGTCAAGACATATTTTTGATTACGCAGGATTTTATGGTTTAGCAATCGAATCAACTGATAGTTCTACATTAAATAGAGTTAGATTCTATGGTAGTACATTAGGAAATAGTGCACAATTAACGACTTCATTATCATCAAATGTGTGGTATATGATTTCGGCAACATTCCAACCAAGTGGTACAACTACCGTTTATGTGGATGGAACATCGGTAGGAACATTTACAGCATCTGCATTCACTGCACCATCTAATACTAATTTTTTAACAATTGGTAGTAATAGTGCAAGAACAACATTTTGGAATGGACAAATCGGACCAGTATTGTTCTATAATGTATTACAAAATTCGACAAAAGTAACAGAAACATATAATTATTTCTCACCAACATACAAATAAGATTTTGTTGTTTTGAGTTAAAAATGTATATTTATAAGGAGAATTAATAAATTTAAATTAAAGCATATAAGATGGCAGAAAAATTAGTATCGGCAGGTGTTTTCACAAGAGAAAACGACCTTTCATTCTTACAACAAGGTGTAGCAGATATAGGTGCAGCATTCATAGGCCCGTTCAACGAAGGTCCAGTAGTTCCAACAATTGTAAATTCACAAGCTGAGTTTGCTGAATTATTTGGAGCAGCTGATGGAAAATATTATACTCCATTAGCAGTACAAAACTATTTAAGAGAAGCAGGAACTGCAACAATTTGTAGAGTAGCGGGTGTAGGTGGATATACCGCACAAAATCCTTTACTATTAACAATAACTACGGGTTCAGTATCAGCATCAGTTGGTATTTTATTCCCTACTGATAAAAATACATTAACAACAGGATTAAGTGGTTCATCGTTTACAACATTATCAGATGGTGACTTTATCATCAGTATAACTGGTTCAACAAATTTTGCAGGAACATCATCAGTTGATTCCGAAGATACAAACGATATTGAATCAACATTTGGTACATCTCCATTGGGAGCTAAAGGTGCATATGTATACGGATTTTTCAAAAACCATAGTGTAACAATTGGTACAAACACATCATCTAGTGTAAGTGTATTAGATGACCAATTATTTATG